AGTGAGGCGGGTATTGAAAGGAGGACAAGGTTCTCCTTCTACCGTAAGCCTCATAATCGTATATACTTTAGCAAGTGCGTTAAAGATAAGCCCTTTGGAGATTTATCAGATGCCAGCGAGTTTAGTATTAGACTTGCTGACCACCCATTCGGTGTTTGAAGAAATAAAAGCAGAAGAAATGGAAAAACTGAAAAAGAAGTGATACTATGGCAACAGTTCCTTTATTGCAAGCAATTTCTGAAGCATTTAGAGATGGAACTCAGGCAAGTAATAACTTCATGGGCGGTTTAACCGAAATAGCGAAAAGATTCAAAACTACCCAAAGAGCAGGAGTAGAATTTACTAGGAATTTAATATATCAGTTTGGTGGATTTAGAGTCGTTACGGGTATGGTAACATCTATGCAAATGCTATCAAAAAGTATTCAAGCAGTTAAAGGAGTAGTAAGTGTTGCGGCTCCTGCCTTTGAATATCTAAATAATACATTAGGAATAACTGATAAACTCTCGGCAGTGGGTCAAGCGTTTAGTGGCAAGTTCAACTTAGGAGGCATTCAAGCAGAAGCGGCTAATGTAGCGAAACTATTTGATTATGGAGAGGGTTTATTTGATGGTGCGATAGGTGAGATTGACAAAATGTTTCATAATACAGGAATAACCGATGTTATGAGTGCATTAAAAAGATTGGATTTTAAAGGTGCAATCGAAGCAATTGGTAAAGGCGGTGTCCTTCCTGCTTTACTTAGACTCGCAATATTGATTTTTGGCCCTATTAAATTAGGTCTTAAATTATTTAAGGCACTATACATTATGATTACTAAAACTATTCTGATGTTTTTACCTTATATGGTGTATGTATTTGGTTTAATAATTGCCGCTATGGTAGTAGTTAGGCTATTGTATGAAACAGCCGGAGTCATTTTTGATGTTATTGCAGGGGCATGGGAAGTCTTATGGCCCACGATTAGCACTTTCTTTGGGCATGTTGGAGAATTTTTAGGAGTATTCTTTAGTGCTATTGGGGGGATATTTGGATTTATTTTCGGCAATACTTCATTAGAAGAAATGCTCTTTGGAATTTTTGATTTAATTCCTGCGGTGTTAAACTTTGTATTGAAGGGGATAGTCGCTCTTGCAGTAGGGGTGTTTCTAACTGTTGCCGCAGGTTTTGTGGCATTGGCTAACACTTTATGGAATAGAGGAAAATCATATTTAAAAGATAATTTCTTAAAATCCATTGGAATAATTGCTTTATCACTTGCAGTATTAATATGGGGAGGAGCATTTTATGTGGCGGGGGTAGCCCTTCTAATCTATTTTGGTAAATGGATGGTTAATAGATTTACCAATTACTTTAGTGGAGGATTTTGGAATGCAGTAAGTAATTGGTGGAGTAGTGCGATTGGAAGTATATGGGAGCAGTTTAAAGATTGGTGGGATGGCCTAGAATTTCTTGCTAACGGTGGTGTTGCTTCCGGAGGAATGGCAATAGTGGGAGAAAGAGGTCCCGAATTAGTCAATCTTCCTAGAGGTGCGAGAGTTCATTCTAATGCTAATAGTAGAAGAATGGTCGCTACTGCACAAGGCGGAACTATCATTCATAACAACATTACAATCAATGCAAGAGATACTTCTGATGGAGAACTTAGAAGAATTGCGGAAAGAATCAGCAATATGGTAAACAATAAAATTAACAGAACTACTTCTTCTAGAACTATGGGGTGATTAAATGAGTTATGTATATTTGAAAACTAAGGCAAATTCCCAAAGTCTGACTACAAATGTTATACCGTTAAAGGTTACTTCTATCGGAATATCTACAGATAAAACGATTCCGTCTATGCCTGTTCCCATTAGCGGATTAACATTTGGTGAAGCGACAGTAGCCGCTTTGGATGCAGGTATGTCTAGAAAAAGCGTTAGCCTTTCCGGATTTATTTTGCCCGAAACCATAACTAAAGAGGGAAGGGGAGGACACGATAAAGGGGCATTGAATTATACTGCTCACGAAATTGCTCAAATGATTGCTTCGGGAGTAGATTCTACAGGTGCAGCACAACATCAAGCATTTGATGAATTGGTATTTCTTATTCCTTCTACAGTAAATGAGAACTTTTCACAGGTTACTGAAAGAAATATCCCGTGGACTTTTGCCTCTAGAGGAGGAGCAAATGAATTAGACAATTATAGAGTTCCTTTCCCGAATGATTTCCCAACTTCCGAAACATCTGAAGGACTGAAGGGATTTATCCGGCAATTCAATTGCGATTTTACTTCTGATACTGTAGAAGTTTCTTTCAACATGACCTTTGAAGTAGCAACGGTATTCCCTTGAGGTGAGATAAATGTATGAGATACTAGCAGGGAAACAACGGGCTTTGGTTTTTCCTGTTATGTGTAATGGTCATGTAAAGATAGACTATAGTGATAATGTTGTAGATACGGGAGGAGATTCTTCTACTACAAACGATATCGCCTATGGATTATGGGCACACGAAGGCTCGTTTACTTTTGAAAGTATTATTACTCCTTATGAGATAAATGGTCATGGCACTTATGCTATTGCAAGAAGTGCCCCTACATATAGTAATAAAAAAGTAATGCCCGCCCTTTCTCAATCGGTCTATACTGCTGGAAATGAAGGCAATCATCGAAGCGAATTATATCTTTCAAGAACTGCAAGACTTACGCATGAGATGATGATTTTTCATAATACAAATTTCCAAATATCTTTAGTTAATTCTACATTGCATAATGAAAATAATCCTGCTAGATATAAAATTAGAGTTAGGCTGAAATTGGGAACTTCTACTGAAACTTATACTACTGAAGAGGTTATAGTTCCTACTACTAATAGATTTTTTAAATATGCAACTCCAATTACAACTCTACCGTCTTTATTTACTGATAGTGATGGAAGGTCAACTCATAAGCAAGTAGCAACCGTTAGTGGACATAGTGGGGCAAATCTAACAGTTAGCCATGCCAACCTTTTATTTGGAGGAAATAGGCAAGAGGTATTTATTGCTCCTTCAGGAGAAATGATTTCTTTAGGAACAATAAATACTTTGGCAGGCCCGACTGGTAGTCAAGCGGCAACATTAACGACACCATATTCTACTCCTATTTCTAATGGAGAAAATTTATACATTAAGCAAGAGCAAACTGCCATATATACTGAAAATACTTTTCATATTGCTTGCACTTTCAATGAAACTAATAGAGCATTGAATATATTCTTTAATGGTAGTTTAGTTAAGACAGATACGCATTCAACAGATTCTACATTTTCTTTTGCTAAAGAAGATTGCTACATAGGGGCAAACGGAACAGGTTCTACGGGTGCAGGTTCAGCAACTACAAATAAACAATTCATGGGAGAGATACACGAAATGTCTATGATGGGAGTCAGGAGAAAGGAGTTCAAGGGAGTTGATAGTCTGCTTCCTAATTTCGATGATACCCTGTTTTACTTTAGATTCGAGGAGGTGGACTTGTGACCGATGTTCTAACCGTCTTATCTAGTGGGGGTAAGCAGACTACTGGCACTGTTCTTGAGTTTACTTGTGGTAGTGGAACTAATACTCTAACAATTCCCGCAGGAACTTCTACTTTAACTGCTGGAATGCAAGTAAGTGGGGCAGTGCAAATACCGGCCAATACTTTTATTGAGTCTATTCATAGTAGTAGTCAAATAATAATTAGCAACGATACTGTTGCTCCTGCTATAGGCGGGATAACGGCAAAGTTTACCAGTGCTAATTATGATGTTCCTACTAATCCACATATTAACTTAGTAAAAACTTTAACATCCACAGATAGAATTTTTACAGGAATTTTTAGTGATGACACTAATACAGATATAATATTCAATGAAGTAGGAACTTCTACTTCTAATACTGAAAGAGAAAATTTAGCCACTACTGAAGGATACAGAATAAAATGCTACAATTCTGTTGAGAATGTAGGAGTGCAATTGATAGATTCTACCAACAATTATAGTGCTGCTGCATTTTCTCAACACCATTATTTTGTATTGCTTCATTCCGATAACTCTTCTTTGCATCATTTTGCTAGAGTTACAGAAGTTCTGAAAGGAGATGAGGATGGGGATTTCTTTGAATTTGAGCCAAGATTGGGAACAGAAATACCAAAAGGAACTAAGTTCATGCTATTCAAAGGGCCTCTAAAAACAACAAACCCGATAGCATTATCTGCCGGAATAAAAAGCGATTTGCAATTTGAATTGTTTTGCTCTAGGCCCCTATTCTATTTCTTTGATGATAAGGTAGATAAGAAAAATGAATTGAATCATGGGACTAAATATTTTGCATATTGTCAAACTGCTAGTGTAAATAATGCAGTTAGACTTTCATTTACTGATGCAACTTGTGACACTAATCACACATCGGGATTATCTGATGGTTCTTCCACAAGCGTAAGGCACATCACACATACGGCTAACTCTAATATTGTTGCGGGATTATCAGTAAAGGGAAATGGAATTCCCGATGGTGCTACTATTGCTACTATCAACAATTCTACTTGCTTTACATTAAGTGCTGATACTACCGCTACTAATAATAATACTACTCTAACCTTTACTCCTGTTACAAAGACTACTTTCTTAACAGTAACAGAATATTCAGAAGATATTGTAGATTATAGTAAATACAATTTAAGAGCAACTGTAGTGGACAATCTAAGAACTTTGGATGCCCCTCAGACAAATACTTCTAATGAGGGAAATAGTGTATCTTCTTTAGATTTTACAGACTATAGCGATGTGTTCCCTAATGCTAGAAGAGATACAGATAGCGACCATACTTCTCCAGAATTTGAAGGCCCTCGAAGATATTTGCACTACAAATATTCTCCCGATAAATCAAATCAAGTGTTTGGCGTATTTGATAATATAATTTATGAATCCTATGGGAATAGAGGAGGATATGCTGAAACAAAAATTGCAGATATGTTTAGAATTCAAAATAAAAAGGTGGCAGAAAATGAACCATATAGAATTAGGCACACTGTTCATAGGGCGGATTTAGAAGATTGGTTTGAGTTAGATGTAGAAGTATTAACAGATTCTTCTCCAACCTATACATTTACTACGGATTTTGATTTAAATAATTTTTTAAATGCTGATGATGAAGTTAGACTAGGAGATAAAGTATTCATCATAGAAACAATAGGAACTTTTATTGCTGCTACAGGAAATGTTCCTGCTAATCAAAATATTACTTTTAGAAAAGTAGGGTCAAATAAATATCATAAAACTGATGGTGTTAGTGGAGTATTTGTTACTTCGTCTAATCCTACAATATCTGTTGGCTCTAAATTATTTAGAAGGGCATTCAATAGACAGGACTTTACATTGATGACGGATTTCCCGTTAGTAAATAATAGATTCAATAACCTATTTATTAAATTTATTTCTAAGCAATACGGATTCTTACGAGCAAGTGTCACATCTGTTGACCCAAAAAAGAAAATGATTGATTTGTCTTTTACCAATAAAACATATGGGACTACGGATAATTCTGCTTTGAGTTGGTTAGAAGGAGAATATGAAATAGAAATAGAGAAATTTAATGGAACAATAGAAACTGTAGATTCGTATCAAGAAAATGGACAGAGGATTCTAGATATATCCGGAAGAAATAAGTTTGCTAAATTATTGTCTCCTGTAATAAATGACAATACTTTACATTCTCAAGATATAATTTATTCTAGTAATAGTCCGTTTAATAATATTACATTAAATACTAATTCTCCCTTTGTCGTATGTTCTTTCGATACTAACTTTGTGGATTACAAAGACCCTTCTGATGCAAGCGGGGGCACTTCTATGGCTCACGGTTTTCATGCTACTAATGACATTGGAACAGATATTTATCTTTATAATCAGATTCATAAAAATGTTGTTTATATTGGTAGGATTGCCACAGTTAATAGCACAACTAGAGTCACTTTAGAAAGTAAATCACTTGCAGAAAATAATTCTAATGATGTTACTAATGACAAAGGGGCATTTTCTAGCAATAAGCATTATGTCTTCAATAAAGCCCTATCCGCAAATTCTTTTCAAAATACTCTTACTGATTTAACTGCTACTTCTAATAGGGGGTTAATTTTTGAGAGTGGTCAAAGTATAACTTTGGCGGGTGCCGAATCGTCTACATTAGTCGGAACTTCTGCTAGTGATGATTCTAGAGCATTGGGATATTTTATTAGTGATGTTTCTAAAGTGAAAAATGATTCTGCTTTTCAAGCAAGATTAGATGATAATGCTTCTACTAAAACTTACCAAGATTTTGATACTATAAACACTTTAATTGATTTTTCAATATTAAGCATCAAGAATTCAGATAGTCAGACTCTAATAGAAATAGCCCCCCATATTCCTTTAACTTTAGGAAGAGTAGATATCAATTTTGCTAATACTCAAGATACCACCTTTACTGATTTAGGGGCTTGCACTACAGGAACTTCGGGAACAACTTTCTTTACAATAGATAAAGATGCAGGGGGAGGAACTGTAACAAGTGATGAACTACTATCTACTACGGGTGCTGCTAGAAAAATGCACAATAAGCCTATTTATGCAAATAATGTTTTTATCGGTAAAGTAATTATGGTTACTCTAGATACAGACCACGACACTATCTTTGTTTACTTAGATAGAAAGTTAAGTTCTACTATTAGTGGTCAAACAATAAATATTCTTGCTGAAGAGTTTGGAGGTTCTTTCTATGAAACTAAGAAATTAACTCATGAATTAAGCCTATTGAATGGAGGCCATTTACATACAGGAAAAATAATTTCCTTACTCAGTCCACATACAAATAGCCATACTTTGAATAAGGCAGTTTCTATGAACTATCCTCTTTACTATAATACAATGGATAAAGAGTTTACTTATGCTGAAAAATATGGTTCCCCTTACTATAGAATAATGAATTTAGAGAAAGGAAACTATAACAGAATTACTTCTACTCCTACTACTGATATTAAAGATGTTTCAGAATACTACTTAGAAATTCCTAGTAAAGTTTCTTATTATGCAAGTTCGTATAAAATTCATGCTCAAAGAGGCGTTGACGGAACAACAGGAGTAGGGAAAACAGGATTTGCTACCGATAGTCATTTACTTCCCGAATCTAGGGGCTTTACTTCTGTTTACGGGTCTAGGTTTTTTGATAGTGACCTGCACGAATCAGGAGGAAGCGCACAAAGAGTATTATTTACTCATGACCCAACGATTACAAATACTGTCGCAGATGTAGCGGGGACCCACGAAAATGTTTTTACTGCTAAAGACCATTTGGATTTGGTGGACTATAAAATAGCAAGAATGTTTTTATTTGCTAATTCTGATTTATTGCCTTACTCTTCAAAAAGATATGATAGCCTAATGTATGACGGCCAAACTAGAGATATCTCTAACTACAATTTTTTCGCTTTAGAATCACCCGTTGAAACTTCTTCTTCTGATACTAAAGAAGGCAGTATAGGTAAAACCAACACTCTTACCTTAAACGATGCTAATTATTCTTCTGCTTCTATTATCTCAGCAGATAAAACCCTCTCTAGTTTGAAAAGATTTTCAATAATGAGGCTAACAGAAGTAGTATTTGATTGGGCCTTTAATCAAATAGACCCTGAAAATATTATCAGTAAAGAAAGGGTTTTGCCCAAATTCAAATATTCTGCATTTAAGTTTGATAGTTTAGCGACTTTATTTGCATCTACTAACGAAGTCTCTACATCAGATTATCAAAATTATCAGATAACAGGTTGTTCCTATAACAATGGCACAACAATAACTCACCCAACTAATACTTCTGTAAGGGTAGGAATGCCGGTTCAAGGTTCGGGAATACCGTTAGGAGCCACCATTACTAGCATTACAGATTCCACCCATTTTGTAATATCTGCTACTACAACAGGAGGTAGTCTTTCAAATCAAACCCTAACTTTCGGTTCTTTTATTGCTACTGATACTACTGTTAATCCTAATACTTTAACCGGGGAAAGAGAAATCATTGCAGATTCAAATGGAAGATATATTGGAGAAGTCGCCTCTACAGAATTCTCTAGTCCTAATGGAAAAATAATTTTAATGGACACTGCTAGAAAAACAAACGGAACAAATTATTTTGCTGGAACTTTATTCTCTCTAACTTCTATGAGAAATGCTGATGGAACACCTACGACAATGGTAACTGAAATAAAGGGACATGGTAAAGAAGATACATTTGTTATTTTGAATGAGGAAGTTCACATGATGAAAAGTATGGTTGCTAACGATATAGGTAGATACCCTACTGGCAGTGACCTTCATTATGGAACTCATCCTACAATATTTGAATTTGGAGGCCTTTACTATGTAGATAGTTCTTGGTGGAGAAAGCATGGGGAGATGCTAGATTTCGTAGGGGCTGATTCTACTGTTGAGGCACATAAAACTCCTAATATTTATCTCCCAATAAATATAGGTGGAGACAGTGTTCTAGGTAGTAGTATTGATTATAGTGCAAATTTAATTTCTGACCACCCATCTAAACTATTTGATATTTTACATGGTAGTGTAGAACAAATAGATAATTCTGCTCCTACTGGAAATGAATGTTTATACAATGCTCACCTACCTATTTTCTTGGATAGATTTGATATTGAAGATGGCGGAGGAAGTTTAGTTTCTAAAGGAACAGTAGGGGGGGCGGTCACAGGACTAATGAGAAGAGATTTGGTCAAAGCCAAAGAAGTTAGCATTATTGGACTAGGGCTTCTAAACGATTTTGCTGCTTACAAAGATGGAGGAAACGAGGGAAGCACTGCTAGCGGAGGAGGAAGTAGTTTTTCTACTACTATTGATAGGTCTTATGATGATGATGCAGATGGAGTTATGATGGGATTCAAGCCTAGATTATATCTCGATTCTTCTTCGCTTGCTTCGGGTAGTGGAACTAATAAGGCGGCTGGAGATAGAAATGTGTATAATTATGTTATTGATTTAGATACTGATGTAACCAGTATTACTTACTTTGATGGAGAGGCTGGCGGCAACTCGGAAAATTTCCCAAATATAAATAGAAAGAGTCTAAGGTTGATGAATGATTTAACAGGATGCTATTTAGTTTCAGAAAAGGGCAAATTTTACGATGCAGACTTTTCTGTTCAAACTTATTCTAGTCTATTAGCAAATACTCCTTCTCTAAATGAACAGACTCCTAATATTATTGCCTATGTAATATCCCATGAAATAGATACTACTAATTCTACCGAAAGACATATTTTAACTGTAGATAGAAATTTAGTTACTGATTTCTATAGAATAATGCAACCTAATCATACCTGCTTCTATGATTTCTCTCCAAAGAAAATTAGAATGAACAGTCTATCTTCTGCATACACTAAAATTAGTGGAGAAGATATGTGCTATAATCCTACAGAAATAAACTCCTTTATGGTTAGAAATAAGAGTGGGGGAAGGTCATTTACTAGATTCCATAATACAGGCGGGAGAGAAGCAGCACTTTCCATGTATGTGCCAATAGATATAGATGGCGAAACTGATAGTCACTACATAGTTCAAAGAAAAGCAGATAAAATGGAAAGTCTCTTGACTCCTAATAGCGATTTAACTATGGTAGTTTCTGATGGAGAAAGGGCCTACAAAACTTCTATGACTTATACCGATAACGGGGATGACATAGGGCACTTCCTAACCTTTGATAAAATGGAAGAAACTCTTGGAGTAGTATCTATAAGCGAACCAATTACATTAACCGTGAATGGAAATGTTTCCTCTGACGCTAAGAGAGGTATGATAGGAACAGTTGCCAACATTTGCTACGAAGGTGATGAATTAATAAACGATTTATTAGAAGGCAACGATATAGAATTTACTGATGAAACAGGTTCTTTCCCGTATTTCTTGGCTCCTAATTATAAAGGGGTTGATTTGTTTTCTGCAATTAATTTAGTTCTAAGCAAAAAAGAAAAGACAATATTAGAACAACCTACTGCTTCTACTTTGTATGATAGAAAAGAACCTACCTTTAGCATAGTTAATGAAACATCTGATTCTAATCATCCTAAAGTATTACTTAGCGATGGTGGAGACCATCAAATATTTGAGTATAAGCAAACCAAGAATTTATTTGATTTCTATAATGAAATAATAGTTTATGGAAATGTGCATAAAGGCACTAGAAAAGATTTGAGAAGTATTCAAAAAATTGGAAGAAAAACTCTAGAGGTTCATGAAAAGGACTTAACTTCTCAAGAAGCAGTTAATGAAAGAGCAGGAGATTTGTTAAGAGTTCATAGTGGCGATAATATTAGACTCAATATTACAGTCGGGCATACTAACATTAGCCAACTAAGGGCAGGTGATGTTGTTCAAGTAGAATTACCTAGAGAGGGTATAGAGTTAGACGACTATCTTGTTTTACAGATACAACACGACTTCTTGGGAATGTTGCATTTAGAATTAGGAAAATATAGCAAGCAGTTGGAAGATAGATTTGCAGAACTATTAGCAGATAATAAAAGAATATCCTCAGATTTAAGAGCAAAGGAATTTGATGAAAGGTCAATTTCCTTCGATATATTAGATGGTTTGGAAGTAAAGGTTACAAAGTTACTAGCGAGGAAGGTTTCTTCTAGTGGAGGGGCGACTCTAGGATTTGGGTCAGCACTAAATATAAGCACCACTCCAATGGGATTCACTGGCGGGGCTAGTAATACCATTACAAATTTAGTGGAGGAAGAATTTTGATTACTGACGATATGCGAACAGAAATAGTTTCTTACATAAAAAGCACTCTTGCTAAAACTGCCCAAATAGGTATGGGTGGAAATTCTACTAGTCCTAGAGCAACTGCTTTAGATGTTCCTAGTGGAGCAACAGTTACCCTTGCCTCTGAAAAATCCGACCTAAATGTTTTAGAAATAAAAGTCACTTGTGCTGGAAGCAATATTGCTGGAAAAGTAATTAGGGAATTGGGAATCTTCAAGAATTCAACAAGTCCGACTACAGACAATGATATGGTTGCAAGAGTAAATTTTGATGGCATTGGCCCGTTTACTGCATCCGAAACCTTAGAACTATTTTTGACAATAGAGGTGAACTAAAATGACAAATAGCCCAAACCCCCACTATATTTCACAAAACGCCAATGGCTCAAGTATGACTCAGCCTGTAGATACAGTAGACTTTCCACATTCGGGATTAATCAAATCGTTGAATCAAATGGCCGCAGGTAATGTTGTTGTAAAAACAGGAACAGATTTTGACATAAATCAAACTGGTGGCAACCTAGTAGTGGCCGCAGGAAAGATACTACGCAATGGAAAATATCATGAAATAGCCACTAAGAATTTTGCAGACAGTTCTTTAACGACTACCTATGATAAGGGATATCATTTGTTAGTAGTGGCCGATGGAAGAGAAGGAGGCGAAACTGTTAATGAATTATATGTAAGGCCTCCTACAGCAGCAAACAGAGTTCCGGAATTTAAATTAGGAGATACCATTGTTGCAATGATAGAATATTCTAGTGGAACTTCTGCCGGTTCTAGATTAATTCAATACTTTACTACAAATAAAGAATCAAATAGTTTGAGTATTGCTTATGCTAATTCTAATGTTTATACTCAAGCAATGACAGTAGATGCAGATTCAGATGGAGATGTAACTTTTGAAAATGTGGTTGACGATAAAGATATTATTTTCAAAGTAAGTGATGGTGGAACTCCGACTGAAGTAATGAGAGTAGATGGTTCGACTTCAAACGTAGGTATTGGGGCAACAGCACCCACAGCGAAATTAGAAGTAAAAGGTAATGCAACACTTTCAAGAAGTGCTGATAGTGCGCTAACAACAATATTAACTGTTGAAGGGGCAAGAAATGCAACGGGAAGTAATTACGCTCAACTTGATTTCAAAAACTATGACTCTAATGGGCCTACTTCTTATGTGGGTGCAAGAATCGCTGCAAAGAATGAAGCAGATGGGGTTAACGATGGGTCTTTAACATTCTCAACTAATAACGCAAATGCGGGAATAACAGAAAAAATGAGGATTACTGATGACGGGAAAGTAGGCATTGGAACAGATAGTCCTTCAAGTGTATTGCATGTTAAAGGGGCTTCTAATCCTACAATAAGAGTGCAAGAAACGGGACAAACGGGACATGCAGAATTAACTGCTGTAGTTGATTCACAAACAAGATTAAAAGCAATTAATAATACTTCATCTGAACCTATAACCTTTGATATAAGTCCTGTTTGCACTGCAACCGGAACTGACCAAATACTTAGAATCTTTAGAGATTCCCAATCAGCAGTTGATGGTAATTTTAGAATAAATAGAGTAGGAACTACTGCTTCTGTTTTTCACGTTTATTCTGACAAAGATGGAACAGACCACAAAATGACAATGGATGGTAAAGTCGGTATTGGAACTACTTCTCCCGATACTGCTTTACATGTTAAAGGCCAAGATGCGGTTTTAAGTGTTGAAGATACATCAATAGGTATTGCCTCACTTTCTAGAACAATGGCGGGAATAAATATAGTTAGTGCAGGTATGAATGCAGGTGCTTCTCAATTTGGAAGTGCAGTTAAATTCTTATCATCAGACCCTCAATTCACAACAGAAAATCCTAAGTTTTTAGCGGCAATTGTTCCAAGAGGAACAGAAACCTACGACCATGATATAGACGGTGGAATGGCGTTAGATTTCGCAATAACTGATAATGCACAAGGGGCAACTAATGTTCCGGTAGTAAAAATGACAATAGACCATACAGGTAATGTTGGAATAGGAACTGATGAACCTTCCACTTCATTAGAAATACAAGATGGTTTAACTACCACAGGCGCAGTATTAACACTATCAACAAAAGAACCAAGTGTCGTAGCAAATG